AAAAACCTTCGGCGCGGACGAAGACACAATGCTCCTCGCCCATGCTCTTCAACCTGAGATGAAAAAGGACCTTGGAACCCTCGGGTCGCTCTATTCCGACGAGCGATCTTGGAAACATATGAGGAAGAAAGATGAAACCATCAAACGCGACGCTTGACGAAATCAAAGACGTGGTTCACTCCCGGCATATGGCAGTGACCTTGAACAACATCGATCCCCTCACGGTCGACAAGGAAAAATATGGCCCGCATGTATCTTATTGCCGTGCAGGCCAGCGAATCTGGGGGTTCACATTTAGTGAGGGCAGGACTAGGTTCTTGGCGGATTTTCGCGGGACGGAGGTAAAGAAATGAGAAAATTCACCTGTGACCAGTGCGGCGGAACCTTCGAGTCAACTTGGTCCGAGGCCGAAGCCGTCGCCGAGTGCGAAACCACCTTTGGAATAACTCCTACCTCGGAGACTTGTGCCCATGTCTGCGACGACTGTTACGAGTTCTTTCTAGCGTCCATGCGTTTACTAAAGGCAACCAGCGATGAAGGTAATCCAAACTGATCTTGACGACCTCGACAACCTTTCTGAGTTCGAACGCGACCAAGTCTACAATGCCTTCGACTGTCTCGTGACCCGAGACTGCCTCGATGCCATGCTTCCACAACTCGACCCCTACACAGGAGCAACCTATGCTTTTTCGAAATCCCTCCAAGCGCCGACCCTTGAGATGCGTTGCCGTGGAGTCTTGGTGGACCACGCTCGCAAGGCAGATGTCATCGATGAGTATTTCGAAGTTATGGAACGACTTGAGGCCCAACTCCTCCGAATCGTCTTCGAGGGAGTCGGACTTCCTACATTCAATTGGCGCAGCCACGCAGATCTCAGACATCTCTTCTATGACACCCTTGGAATCCCTCCGATCCGAAGATCCGGTCGCCCGACCACGGACCGATCTGCCCGCGAGCGCTTGGAGATCTACCCAGTTGCACAGCAGATTGTCAAACATATTAACACTCTCACGGAGCTTGGAGACAAAATCTCTGTGCTTAAAACAGCTATTGATAACGACGGACGGATCAGAACTTCCTATAACATCGGAGGGACTTCGACTGGTAGATTCAGCTCTAGCCTATCTGATTTCGGAACTGGAGGAAATCTTCAAAACGTCGAAGAGTCTCTCCGAAGCATCTTCATCGCTGATCCGGGATATAAATTCTGCAAAGCCGACGCCAAGTCCGGAGAGTCCTTCTGTGTCGGAGCCATCGAGTGGAACCTATTCCACGACGCTAGGTTCCTTGAAGCTTGTGAATCAGGCGACCCTCATACGGCTGTTGCTAGAATTATGTGGCCAGACTTGCCGTGGACTGGATGCCTTGCGCGAGATAAGGAAGTTGCGGAGTCTATCTTCTACCGACATTATACTTACCGCTTCATGTGCAAGAAACTCGGACATGGGAGTAACTATGGAGGTAAACCTCAAACCCTCGCCGAGCAAACTAAAGTCGAAATCGATCTAGTCCGCGATTTCCAACCGAAATACTTCGCGAACTTCCCTTCGCACCAACTCTGGCAAGCCCACGTTGAGGAGACCCTGCGCAAGCAGGGTTTTCTTGTTTCCCTCACCGGGCGAAAGCGTTACTTCTTCGGCCGGCGATCCGATCCAGATACCCTCCGCGCCGCCATCGCCTATGATCCGCAGTGTTCCCTTGCTGACATTGTAAACCAAGCGATGATGAAAATCTGGCGCATGAACCTCTGCCCGATCATGCTCCACGATCACGACGCGCTTACATTCATGTATCCCGAGGCCGAAGAGGATCGAATCGTCCCAATTCTTCTTGAGAACCTCGTGGTCCCAGTTCCCCTGGCCCAGGGAAGAGTTCTTCGAATTCCGTATGATTGCGAGGTTGGTTGGAACAAGGGACAATACAATGCTAAGAAGAACCCCAACGGGCTTAAACCCTACCGCGGCCAAGACTCCCGAACACGGGAAGCGACGCCTGGAATCTTGGATCGAATCCTTCATCGAGCAAACCTCAAGTCTGAGCTCACCTGAGATCTTCCGCCGGTGGACAGCAATCTCGATCATCGCAGCGACACTTGAACAGAAAGTTTGGGTCAAGACCACGCGGAAACTATACCCAAACCTCTACGTGTTCCTGATCGCCCATCCCGGCGTCGGGAAAACCCGAACCATTGACGAAGGCCGATACTATTTCGAGTCCCTCCCCGAGTTCCATCTCGCGCCAATTTCAATCACCTTCGCTAGTCTTGTTGACCAACTCGTCAAGTCCAAGCGAGTTCTTATCCGCACGGGCGAAGACCCACTTGAATACAATTCCATGTATATCTGCGTGGGCGAACTTGGCGCGTTCGTCCATAAATACGACAACGAAATGATCGACGGGCTTTCGCACTTCTATGACCCGACCCCATACCAACAGGCCCGCCGGACCTCCGATATTAACATCAAGATCCGCGCGCCACAGATCAACATCATCTGCGGGTCCACCCCACAGAACCTAACCGAACTCATGCCCGAGAAAGCCTGGGGCCAAGGGTTTACCTCCCGGCTTATCATGATCTTCTCTGATGAAAGGATCCTTGGCGATGACTTCGCTGATTGTGGAGAGATCTACTCAGCCGACCTTGCGGCAGACCTTGCTATCATCAACGGTCTTATCGGGGAGTTCGAAGTTACTGACGGCTATCGAACTGCTGTCAACAATTGGCGAGCATTGGGCGAGCCTCCTATTCCCAATCATCCCAAGCTTATACATTATGTAACCCGGCGGCGGACTCACCTCTATAAGCTATCCATGGTGGCTGCCATTGACCGATCGAACGCCCTCGTTGTCACCGTCGACGACTTCAACACGGCAATGAATTGGCTCGTCCAGGCTGAAGAGCCCATGACAGAGATCTTCAAGGCCGGTGCGACCAACGCTGACGCCCAAGCAATGGACGAGATCCTTCACTACATCATGATCAACGACCGAGGCCACGGGATCTCCGAGACAAAGATCGTTCGGTTCGCGTCCGACCGAATCCCAATCCACTCGGTCCTACGGGTGATAGAAATCATGGAGAAGTCTGGGCAGATCAAGCTACTCGGCGTGGACCGCACCACCAAGCTTCGATACTTCACTTTGACTTAGTCTCAACGTGCTTCCGGAGCTCTGTCTGCATAGTTGCAAGCGACTCTTGCATCGATGCTTCCCGCGTCGTCATCGACTGCCGAAGCTCGGTGAGTTCTGTTTCAATCGGCCTGACCGCCACGAACCACATCCCATAGATCAATGAACAGATCAATCCGCCTATTGTAATGTAAAGTTGCCAGTTTGGTTTTTCCATGCCATTTATCCGCTCCGTTATCGCATCGAATCGCTTGTCGACAATTGAAATTCGCTCGCGGAATCTTTCATCGATACTTAATGCGAAGACATCATGCTGGTCCTTTGTATAGAACGCCGCCCGCTCTGCGACTGAAGCTTCATGTGCATGATTCAACACGTCAAGTCTCCGCTCAAGTTCTTTCACCGCGATGCGAATGGCTTCGTCGCGGTCACGGAACCTCTGTTCTACATGAAGTTGAATGGAATCGAGGCGCTGATTGATATGCTCTCTCAGCGCCTCAATCGTCCAGTCGTCGGTCACTTAACCGCCGCGCCGAAGTCGTGCCACCCGAGCAAGGCGAACAGCACGAAGATCAGCAGCACACTGACCCAGCCGCTATACGGCAGGTTCCACCCCGGGGCATTGCTCAGCACCCCGAAGATCAACCAGATCAGCATCAAGACCCAGAACAAAACCGCTATGGGCATCTCAGGTTCCTTTCACGACTTTGTATCCCCCGTCCGCAAGGGCCTTCATCACTGCCTTGCGAACCGGAACAATATACGGCTCGGCATAGGACTCTTCCCAACCGAGCGCCTCGATCAGAGCTTCCCTGACCGCGTTGTCGATTGTCTCCTCAACGGTCATATCCTCGTTCCTTTCGCAACGAAGCCGCCTTGAACAATCACTCCGGTTCCCGGGTAGACCCAAGACACAGCCTTCTCCGGACCCGCCTCGGCGGTAACCAACTTGCAGATCGTCGCCGCGATGGTAGTGATCTTAGTTTCCGTTGCATTGGTCGCAGAGATGATCGCCGCGACCGACGCCGCTGTTGGCTCGAACGCACAAGCCGTGATCGCCGCCTGTTGGATCTCGCTGATCATGGTCGAAGAGCTGCATCCAGCAAGCAACGCCGCCGCAAACAGAAGCTTTCTCATAGGCCCAACCTCACTCGGACGTTGTGGAAGAAGCTATCAACCGCGTTGTGTGCGGCATCGGCGACAGTCCCAACCGCCCCAACGGCATCGGCCGCGGTGGATCCCACCCCGCCAAGGACTCCGCCAACAACACCGCCAACATCCTCGGCGCCACCAACGAACGTCCCGGCCGGTGCAGCCTCCCCAAGTTTCTCCGCGACGAGTTCCTTGTTCGCCGCAATGGCCGCTTGCAAATCGTCGTGTTCCTGCTGCAGATGGTCCTGCAGGTCCTTTACTGTATCCGTCATGTCCATCTCCTATACTTTCGATATGACCCATAGTTCATCAGTCAACGCAGGGTTGGTCACATACTCTGCGTCCATATAGCCGTAACCCCCATCGCCCCATTCGGGACCCCAAGAGTTCCGCACTATAAACCTTCGTGGGCCTGATTGATAGCCCACGAGTAACATTGCATGTCCACCGGCCGGAGCCTCATCTGGAAGTGGCATTGGAATCACTCCAGTTCCCGCGGCCTCCTGGCTCTCGATCCCGGCGAAGACCGAACAACCAATGATCACCGGGCAGTTCTGCTTAAAGCAACTCAAGATCGCGGACCGTTGGCTCGCCACCACCGCATAGGCCAGCGCCATGTCAGTCTTCGCGATGATCCCAAGATTATCGGGTGGCTCGACGAGAACCTTCGAAGTAATGAACGGCCAAAGATCCTCGGGCGGAACCCCAAATCCGTTCGCAACCTTCATTGCATCTCGCACAGTGCAACCAGAGTCACTTTCCGTTGTCTCCTCGATCACCCGGGTTTGATAGTATCCCCAAAGCCTTGAAGGAACGAAGTCCGAGAGAAGCTCCCGCCGGCGAAGATACTCCATCGCCGCCGAGACCGATTGCCAGACGCAACTCCCTGTCGAGCCTTGATTGTAAACCGCCGGCATCCATCCACGAAGGTCGTAGTCATAAACCCCAGCGAGTGGTGCCGCAGAGTAAACCTTATCCCGATGGTCCGGCGGCGAAGGTAGCCAGCCATAGCAGTGTTTCATGGCTTGGCCTTCGGAAGAATGCTCGTCACCGGTGCCTTCGCGAAGTATCTCGCGATCATAACCCCGATTATAGAGACCCCGCCGGCGACACTAACAAAGAAGTTCGCCACGGAACCCTGATCGATGGTATGTGTATCAACTCCGATCTGTTGCAAGATCCAGATAACCGCGGTCACCACCGCCATCCAGAACGTCCGGGTTTCGACCAAGCTGATTCCTTCTTCGAGCCACATTACCGTTCTCCCATTATGTAAGGATAGGCCACAAACGCAGCGACCCATCCAACGCCAACTCCCACGGCGAACGCGGGAAAGAACCAAAACGTAGCCAGCCCGACAAGGAACATCGCCACGCAAGCGATGATCATAACTACGTCAACGCCATCCATGATGATGCCTTTCATGCCGAAGCACTCGCCAAGAGAGATCGTCCCGTGGGGTGCTTGAGCACCCACCGAGGAACAACGCGATCACACAAACCATCCCAATGCTTAGTTTCATCTCGCGACTCCTTTCCACCAGTTCTCCGCCGAGGTCGAATGTCCCTTGGTTGTTCCAAATCGCATCCCGGTCAACCAAGACCAAGCCCCTCGCGGATGTTCCTGCCCGGTCTTGACATCATGGAGGAACCTTGCGGACTTGCCGACTTGAAGCGGGACAAGTCCACTCGCCTCCCCAACGAACCCGGCCGCATCTTGCAAGAGCTTCCCCGCGTGTTCCTTCGCGAAGGGATGGTCCTTGCCTAGATCCCGAAACGCGTTCGCGACTTCCTGATAGGCCGTCCCGGTGAGCCCGTATTGCGGGTCCTTCCCATAGACAATTCCATTCACCAAGTCCCTGACCCCCGGCCAACTTGACGATGCAGTCTGGGTCATTTGCTTCGCGGCCTTATACGCCCAAGGCTTCTTCTCATCCTCAGGCTCTCCACCGGACACTAGGTTCTCCACAATAGCCGGCCAAACCGCATAGGCAAACAAGCTCGCGGTGAATCCTCCAGCGGCTTTCATCGCCCCTTTGCGATCACCGTCCTTAACAAGATCCTTGATCTCCCCTGCCCGCCAGATTGTCTCCATCTGCCGGTTCATAATATCCGAGAAGAAATTATAAACCGAAGTCAGCCAGGGATTCCAGTCTCGTTGGATCGCGGTCCGCGACGTGATCGCGGTGGATCCATGGGCCCTGCGGACTGCTCGATCTGCTGCGTAAACCGCATCGCCGTGGATCCCTGAGGTCGCCATTTCTTTCTCATATGCCGCCATCCAAGTCGGGACCGCGGAGAGCATATCCGACATTGCCACAGGCTTGCTCGACCATTCCATGATCCGCTGCCGCCACTCAGGATACTTACCGTCCGGAGTCAGGCTACTCGTCGCCCCAAACAAAGTCTCCTGCCAGTTCCGATCCCGGCGCTGGAGCTCAAGCGAGTTCTTAATCGCGAACTGCCAATTGGTATCCCCGGTGGCATCATTAACCCGGAGCAATCCTGTCACGGCCTTAGCGAATTCCGCCGGCCCGACTTCCCGCATTGACGTAACCATCGCCGAGGGTCCATGCTTCAACACCGTCCCAGGATTGAGCCCAACCAAGGTCGTGATCATGTTCTGTCGAATGAACTCGCCGGCCCGAGTGAATGCAGCCTGCGGCCGTTCTTCCCGGTTCGATGAATTCGCCACGGCCTTGAGATAAGGGATCATCTCCTGCTTGTATTCGTCTCCGTAATACTTCCTTATCGCCGATCGGATTTCCTTATCATAGAATACCTTCGCCGCGTTCAGCACTGGCTTCCGAAGCTCGATGTCATGGATCATCTGCGAGATCCGACCGGGCATTTGATCCATGTCCAACGACAGCGGTGCGACATAACCAGTCCGGGACTTAGTATATCCCGCAGGGGTGGACGCACGGACGTAGTTCTCTTGTTCCAGCCCACCCATGAGCTTCTTCGATTTCCCTTCCATCTCCGGGTGGAAAATAACCGGGTAGTAACCCCCTTGGATCTCCCCGAACGCGGTTTGGATCTTCTGTCCGGGGACATCCTCTGCGGCCACGCCACCAGTAAGCGATCGATACATCACATCGGACCGGGACTTAATATCCTTAAAGACGCCCCAAACTCCACGTGTGAAGTCCCATTCTTCCTTGGTCGCATTATCGTGAACCCAGGCCATGACTGCATCCGGACTTAAATCATATCCCTTGGCGAGCTTAACCAAGTTCGACTTGGTCCCGGTGTTCAGCATCACTGCGATAAGGTTCTTCCGCGTGAACGGAATCGTGGTTCCGTGGTCCATGTCCTTGAACAACGGATTATCAATCGCCTTGTGCAGATCCTTCGGTGTCCCAAGGTCCTTGAGTCTCGCTGCGTATTCTTTCTTTCCCTTGTCAACTTCGTTAGCCCCATCGACAAGGTCTCGCATGACATATTGATTCCAGACTCCTTTGGGATCGAACGCGTCCCACCGGTTGAAGATGTTCTCCATTTGTAGGTTCCGGACGAGATAGCTCCGTAGCAGCCCAGGCTTCTTTGGCGCTCGAACTTCCCTACCCACCGACTCCGCGATGTTATCGATAAGTTGTGCCTTGATCGCCGCGTAGTCTGCCGCCTCGCCTGCACGCTCGATCTTCATCTCGTCGCGGCCATTGGCAACCAGCGCCTTAATCGAGTTATGAACGTTCCGGAACTCTTCCGTTGTCAGCGCATCGAAGCTTTTCTTCCAACCTCGATCATAGAGTTGGTCCCAAACTGGAACTTCGCGAAGGGCCGCAGTCTTGTTCTCCACGAACTCCTCAAGATCCTTGGCTTCGCCTGCACCAATTTGTTTCTCGATGTCCTCCATCGACCGCCTAACCGGCTTGCCAACTTGGGTCAAGATCTGATGAATGAACGGAGTGTATTCCGTGTCGACCGAAGGAACCTCTCGCTTGGCGAATTGCTTGGCGGTCTTATCGAAAGCCTTCCGTTCCTTCTCCAGCTTCTTCGCCTCCGCGGCGATCACCCCAATCTCGAACCTACGCTGTAAGCTTCCCAATGCTTCCGCCGACTTCCCTCCAATCAACGAGTTCGTCGCATCCCGGTAGTGCTTCGACATCTGCGTCAGCAGCCGCCCAGTGTCAACTGTTCCCATCTCCATCTTGGCGAACACACCCTTGGCATGCTCCGTGGCGAAGTCCTTATCGACGACCTTGACCCCGGCAGCCATCGCCGCGCCTTGCCATTCCTCGGCGAGGATGTTCAGGTTGTTCTCGCTCAGCGCCTGATCTTCTGCATCAAGCATAATATTCTTTTGAAGATCACCGAACTTCGCTTGCATCTGCCGTTCAGTTTCATTCGCGATGACCTTCTGAAGATGTTCATTTGACGAAAGGTTTCCTTTGTCTTTGTTGTATTCAACCAACTTCTCTATCATCGCATCGCCAGAGGTGAACCCAACCATCTTGGCGACACCATCAACCGGCAGTCCGTCCGCGGAATAGTAGTGCCTTGGGAG